ACAAAAAATCGTAAAAGGTCTGAATAATCGCAACGACACAAAAGACCATTCTCGGCACATTCACGCCGAGCGGGCGTTAGAGTTGGGGCTTAACGTTACTCAACTGGAAACGAATTCCGACCTTCAAGACGCGGTACTTACAGTGCACCACTGCTGCACGCAAACGCTGTTTAACACCCCGACAGTTAAGCTTATCGAAGGTTCCAATGGGCAATCCTTCATAAGATTCTTATAACCATCCTGTAAACCCGGCCACCTGAACCGTGCCGGGTAAGCCTATCTTAGGAGTGCTGCCCCTGCCGATGTTCAACCTGAGTGAACACTACGAGGCCGGCGACGGGGCAGCAGATTTTAGATAGGGTCAACGTTCCCATTTTCAAGGGCCGCGGTTTCCTCGACTGCTTCCGGTGCTTCTTCAACCTCGCGCACAGGCATTTCCAGGCGCAGATCAATCCAACGCCCCGCCGGAATATCCATCGGTTCACCGGCCACAATCGCTGCTGTGTCGATGTCAAAGCGGCGCTTGCTGACCTTCACATAGATTGTGCCATCCTTGCCGGTGTTAGCTGAGACAAAGCACAGGCGGTTGCCATTCACGTCCTGCGGCACTTCGATGTTCCAGCCCTCTTCCGCAAAACCTAGCGAGCCAGTGACTTTGTAAACGCCAGTAGATACCCGCTCAGCGGTCACCCCTTCCGCTTCACTATTAACAGCGACGCAGCCGGACAGCATAAACCCACCATCAAGATAATCAGCCAGCATTTTATCAGGCTCCCCAGACAACCTGGCAATCGGGGATGCCTTTTTGATGAACCCGTTGGCATCAACGGTCGTATTGCCGGACGTCCATAGTGATGCCCAAAAAACTTTTGAGGGAGTCGCTATTGTAGAATTACCAACCCACGCTTGGTTTGTCACTGACACGGCAAAATAAGTAGTCGACGGCCCACCATCAGCGGGTAAAACCATAACGCCGCCAGCTGCGCCGCCAGGCCTGTTGGCTGTAGCTGTGGTATAGCGGCGAAGGCTTGACTTATTATCTGTAGAAAAAATATCAGCAGTATGAACTGGGCCAGATGCAAAACCTGCGGCGATAACGACTTTGCTATTTTCGGCTGCATTCTGCTCGCTGACTTTTGCCGCTGCTGCTGATTCTGCTGATTTGTCAGCGGACAAAGCAGCCTCTGCACGCAGACGATCGACGGTTTGCACAATCTCAGGCGTAATGTCATCTTCTCCAGGGCGGCGCAGAAAATCATTGAGCGTACCGGGCAGTGAATCAACATAAACCTCTATCGTACCTACCCGCTCCGGCTGTGCACCATAGACCGACACAATGACTTCATAGGCTCCAGGTTCGACATTTAACGAGTATCGACCGGTATCGTCGGTAATGGATTGCGACTTCGCCAAATTCAACACCGTGGACGATGTTTTCATTGAGCGCATGGTAATTGTTACACCCGAGCGAGAATCACCGTAAGGCCCCTTTAATACACCGCTGATTAATGTCATTTATTTATCTCCTTTTTGACTGGCATTTCTACGCGAAGATCAATCCAGCGTCCTGATGGAATATCGATCGGCATTCCTTCGTCATAACCTTAACTTCATTACGGGCGAATGGCGGAGCTGCTGTGTATGTACGGTGGTAGGTTTTGATCAGCAGGTCGCCAGTTGGTTCTACCTCGTAATCAACCCAGATCAGCGGTTGTTTGTTACGGTCGAGCGGAACTTCAATTCCTCCATCCGGGCCGCCCCATTGCGCATCAGCATTAAAACCTAGTGTGCCGGATACACGGTAAACTCCCTCGCTAACACGTTCAGTTTTAATCCCGTGACTTTCGTCATTTAGTTCGCATGAACCATCTCTATAAAGCTTAACGATAGGCGATGCTCTTTTAATAAATCCATTGCCATCAACCGTTGTATTTAATGAATGCCATAAATCCATGCTTTGGAGCCAACCTCGGGCAGTATTACCCGTATTGACAGTGATTATGTGTTGGTCGTAACCAACAGTAATCATCGCGAACGTGTCTAATGTCCGCCACCAAATAGATGGTGAGTACTGTAGCATTTTAAATGGAGGTGGAATGTAAGTCTCATTACGTACCGCAGACAGCCCCATCTCACCGATATTGGAACGAAGTATATCTATATTATTAGTATTAACTCCGACAAAGCCATGCTTACTACCGAGCCCATTATCACCCGGCTTAATTACATTGTTCGCATCAGCTTTTTTTGCCACAACAGCCGACAGGTCATCAACGGATTTCTTGTCTGCCTTTTGATTTAACGCTGTTGTAAAACTATTCCAGGCCGGGCCGGTGTAAGTGCTACCGTCAGGCAGAGTTACCGTAATGTTTCCTGTGCCGCTGAATACCTGTTGCCAGTTGTTTTTATCGAGATTCAGCCCGCGTAGCGCTTTCGCCGTCTCTGCGGCAAGTTGAGCGGTGATGGTGTTCATCGCATCGCGCGGGACGGCATACCATGCTGCGCCCACCTGCGTTGGGCCGTCATAGGCTTTAATCAGCGTCGCCTGTGTGGCGCTATCAACGGTTTTCACCGGCAGCGTATAGGTGATGCCACCGACAACGCTCACGATGAAATCACCGGCTTGCAGCTCGGTATTGAACGCCGTCCCCGTCCCTTTCACTACGGCGGAATTGTTCGTTAGGGTAAGAGTGCCTGCGGGCATGATGCTCTCCTAAATCGTTGCATAAAAAAACCGGCTCAGTGGCCGGTTGTTAGAAGTAATGGTCTGCATTAATAACCATGAGCGGCATCTGTGATGAGTACCATCGGTTTGATATATTCCATTTTGTCTGAATTTTTCGCCCAGATTCAGAACGCCAGAATTGGACGGCGCTTCCATTAAAACGATAGCCGCAGCTGTAGTAGTTATAAACGCCACCGCTCATTTCTGAGTTACCACGCATGAACGCATTTACAGCGAGGGGGATCATCGGCCTGGCTATTCCTGTATCGACCAAATCATCTGGGTTCCTGCCAACATTGACCGAGCGACCATCCCAGACTAACGGTTCTGTTTCACTGGTGAATGTATTATTACCGGCAGCGTTTTTAATCACCATTCCGTAACCACTTGGCGTCGGTGGGTAATAGCCGCTGTTCATAATGACCACTTTCACATTGGCCGTGGTTAACACCGCTTCACCCGAACCATTATCACGCGATACCGTTAATTCGTTATATTGCACAGCATGGTAAATAGAAACGCCGGGGTCATCGCATCGTACAAAAACAACCTTGGTGTTATCGTTTTGAACGACTGGCAATGTCCATTTGCCGTTAATCGTCACTTCCCCTTTCCAGGCAACAAAACCCAGCCTGGACGAACTGTTAATGCTCATCCAGTCCACCGAGTTTTGAATCATTATTCCATACGTGCCGGAAACTGATTGCGGCGGTTGAACCTGGTATATGCTGAACTCGGTAAAGAACGCCTGCTGATTCGCATTGGTAAAATCAACAATTATTCTCCCCCCATCGGTTCGCCATCCAGTAACCCCGCCGTAAGACGGGGGATTTGTCTGACTCCCGAATATATATCCGGTCTGACCAACCAGAAAAACCGGGTTACCTGCGACGTAATCAGGCGGGGTATAAATCTTTTGTTTATTGCCATCCGCCCAGGGTTCTTTATCGTTGGCTAACAGTGAAATGCTATTAACCGCCGCCAGCTCTTTGCCATTCATCCACAGGCCATACGCCACGCTACAACCTCCCCATTCTCACCCGCAGATTACCGCCAGCGTCATAAACATTAATCTGGTCGCCGCGTATCTCCATGCGCCCATTACCGTCGCCGCCGTTAATCTGGATTTGTCCAGCTCCTGCGCCGCTTTTATCCATCCGCCAGCCGCTGGTTGCGCTGAAATTATCGGACTGAATAAACCCGCTGATTTTGGCGTTGGTGATTGCCGCATCCGCAATTTTCGCCGACGTGATAGAGGCGTTCTGAATGAACGCATCGCTGATAAACACCTGGCCGTTAATCACAGCGAACGGCGAGTATTGCGTGTCGCCGCTGCCGCTCATCAGCACGAACTGATTGGCGTTAAATCCGATGCGCGTGATGACGGGTTTGCCGGTTTCTGCCAGCACGGCGATCGACATGCCCGCGTTGTAGAACACGCCGTTAATCCTCACACCGGCTTTCAGCGTGTGGATTGCCGTTGCGCCATCGGCATCGACGGTTGCCGTCAGTTTGTCCTCCAGTACCGCTGTCACGTCGTCAATCTGTGCCTGCACCTGCGTGGACAGTTCGGCCAGGGCGTGATCGACTTCTGCTATCGTGGTTTTCACCACCAGAATGTCAGCACGTACCGTGCCGTACTGCGCCCACTGGTGCTCAACCGTCGCGTTGTTGGCCAACGCATTCTGGATGATGGCCTCAATGTTTGTGTCAATGTCGCCAGTGAGGCGGTCACCGTCCTTGTCGGTCAGGAAGCCATCTCCGATGCTCTCCAGGTAGTCACCGGCGTTGGCGTTAGACTGCCCCTTAATCCAGCCTGTCCAGTCGCCCTGATTGCCAGTACGGTCTTGCAACCGCGCACGGAACCAGAACTCCTGCCCCGCCTTCAACCCGGTCATGGTGTGCGTGTGCAGCGGGTATGGGATATCGGCCAGCAACATCGCGTTATTCCCGGCGGCGTTGTCCGCATAGTGGATTTCGGTTTTCAGCGTGTCCTCGGCACCAGACGGGAATCCCCAATCAAGCTGGATGCCCCATAACAAAGGCGATGCCTTGAAGCCGACCGGCACCGGCGGCTTACCCTCTTTCCCCTTCAGATAGGTTTCCATCGACGTCGCCCAGACAGACGATACGTCACTGGCATTGATGGCCCGCACACGCACCAGGTAGCGGCCAGCATAAATACCCGGCACTTCAAAACCGAGCGCCGAAGTGCGCGGCACCGTCACCCAGTTACCGTTATCTTTGCGCCATTCCGCCTCATAGGCGATGGCATTTTCAACCGCGCCCCAGGCGGCGCGCATAGTGGTAATGGCGATACCCTGGCTCACCGATGAGTAGCTGTCGATGGTGATGTTTTTCGGCGGCGCCTGCACGCCGGGCGGAATTACCGAGATCGGGCGATCGTCGATACGCGCGCCGGTATCGATGCGAGCATATTTGTTCGGGTCATGCTCGGTTGCGTTAATGGTAAAGGTGTTGTCGCCATTGTCAGCGATACCCACCACGCGGTAGAGCTGCACCGCCAGATCGTCAGCGTCGATAGACCAGGCAGACTCCGGCACGGGTATCTCGCTATAGGCCGTGGTAACGGTCACCATGCGATCATTCACTGCCTGCACGGTGCGAGCCTGTGCTTTGCCTGAAGGCAGGTTTATGATCAGGCGGTCGCCGACTTTAGCGCCCGGTTTTCTGTCCAGCGTCAGTTTACGGCCGTCCACGCTGCTGAGGCGTCCACCGATCACCCGCCCGGCGACCATCTGATCGGCCACGCCGACGATATGTCCCGGCATCGGGATCATGCCGTCCAGCCCCACAGAGAAACTGACCGTGCGATCCTTGCTGTTGGTCAACAGCGCCCAGCGGCCCCGGCGGTTTGCCTCGCTCTGGCGGGTACAACCGATCGCCGTAAGCTCGGTTTGGTTCACGTCGTACCGGCGCACCAGGTCGCTATCAAATACATCCTCTATCGCATCGGCGTAGTGGTTCGCCGGATCAGACCAACTGACCATCGCGGTGCTGTAGCGGGTGCGCTCGCTGGCCGACGAGTAGGTAAACTTGCCGTCGATAACGTTGGCACGGGTATAGGTGAAGTCCATATCGCGCGGCATATCCGCCAGGGCGACCATTTGGTTTTGTCCCCAATAGGTCATGCCACGGAAGATACCGGCCAGATCGCTCAGCACCGTCCAGGCATCCTCGCGGGATTGAATGTAAACGTTGCAGGTAAAGCGTGGCTCCATGCCATCACCGCCGCGACCATCTGGCACCGGCTGATCGCAATACTGCGCGATGCGATACAGTTCAGACTCGGATATCTGGGTGGAGTCGATGCGATCGCCCAGCCAAAGCGCTCAGCCAAGAGAATGTCGTAGAACACCCAGGCCGGATTGTCGCTGTAGGCCCACTTAAAGCCCCCCGTCCAAACGCCGGTATAGCTGCGCGTTTCCGGGTCATAATTGTCAGGCACACGGATAACCCGTCCACGCGGCGCACAACTGATCTTCGGGATGTTCGGAAACTGTTTGGAGTCGAACTCAACGTACAGCAGCGCCGTGTTCGGGTAGCGCAACTTGGCGTCGATGATTTCGGTCAGCGCCTCGATATTCATACGGTCGGCGATCCGGGCGCTGTTGGCGTTGGGCGTCAACCGGCGAACGCGCACCTGCCAGCCCGTGGTGGCTTTCGGTAAGTTGATGCGGTGAGAACGCTCATACAGCGAGGTGGTTTTGTCGTCGATTGCAGCCGTTAACATTTCCTGATAGCTACCGCCATCGGTGGCCACATCTATTGCGTATTCGATGCGGTAGCCGTTAACGTCGCCGTTGTCCTCTTGCTTTTGCAGCATAGGCCAGCCGAAGCGCAGACGCACAGCGGAAAGTTGCAGGTTCGATACTGACCGCACCCACGGCGTGCCGCTTTTCAGTTCTGTGCCGACGGTGATCTCGTTTTCAACAGCAGGAATACCCTGAATATAATCCTGTGCTTGCGTACCTGGGCGAAACTCCCAGCGGAAGCCGGGGAAATTTTCAGAGCCATCGGCATTAAGTGCGGGGGTGCCGTCAGCAAAAATGTTTGTGCCATCCAGCCCACCGGCAAACTCTCCCTCTCCCAGGGCAAATAACATCTTCGCTCTGGCGATCGATTGAATGCTGTCCGGCGATTCTACCGGCGTGCGGCCACCGCCGCCGCCACCTTTACGGCCTTTTATCTTTACATTGTCCATATTGCACCCATAAAAAACCGCCATTTAGGCGGTCAGTTGGTTGGAGTATTCTATTAATCCCATTGTTCATTATCTGCAATTGTTTGCAAGGTGAATGCTATGTGTTTTTTCTGCTTATCTGAAAAAGTGTGCCATATATCTCTAAGCTGCTTAGGCGCGTAATTCCTCCAGCCATGCACTTTATTATTCTCCGTCCACAGTGGATTACTCCAATCCTTCGCATCGAACTTACAACAGTCTTCGACCTCTTTTTCTGGCCGTTTTATTTTATCATTATCGCTCTGGAGTGAGTCATGTCTACTTCTGATAATTATTGCATCTTTCAGTATCCGCATATATCACCTATTGCTGGTCTTCGGTATAGATGCCAGCGGATATAACCGCTCCGCCTATCTCACGTGTACCGTACAGCACACCAACGGGATTACCCTGCGCAGTGGTGTTAACCGGCCCGCCAAAGGCATAGCTAGGCTTGTTGTCCTGGTCTTGGCGCATACGTAGGCCACCAGCTTGAGGAGAGAGCATTTGAACAACACCACCGAGGGTCATTGCTGCACCTGCATAAGCCATAGAAGCCCACCCACCCGTTGCCGAAAAAACACCAAGCCAGCGGGTGAGAAGGCCATAGCCGCGCCAATTAATGCCACGCCTAAAATAGTTTGGAATAGGCCAGCGCGCTTGCTCCCAATCACAACGGGAACAAGGTGAATATCTTCCGTACCTTTGGTGAGTTCAAGCTCATCCTGTCCGACATTGCGCTTACCAACGAAAACTGAAAATGTCAGGCCGCGCTTGTGCGCCTCAAGCATGTAACGTTCAAAGCCGGGCAACAGATTTTTCATCGCATCGATCGCCTTTGGCACCGTTGGCGCCCGATATTTAAATTCGCGACCGAACACATTAATCATAGGGCCGTGAAATCGTATAGTTCTTAGTGGAACCTCTAAAAAACCCATTCTACCTCCAATAAAAAACCTCGAAAAACGAGGTTTTTTCCAACAGAAGAAAAATATTATTTTTTACTCTTTATCCTAACCAGCTCACTCTCCAGGTGCGATTCAAAATCCATTCCCATCTGCTTATCCATAGTTTCCTTGAGCATGCTAATTATTGGTGCATTAGTTACCATAACAGAAAGAGCTTTATTATTTGGCATTTCAAGATGCATTTTCATTGCTATTTCTGAAACCACGGAAAGATTCAAATCCTTCTTTCCATCAGAGTTGGTAATAACCAGTTCACTTGCACTATGCCCATGAGCTTTTGGTAACTCACTTTTACTTGAGTGTTCTGAAACATCACTACCACAATGTTTGCACTTCAAAGCATCACGATTAATATCCTCTGCACAGAAAGGGCATTTGACTATTTTATATGAAGGGATAGACTTGCAAAACACAGAGATTATCAAACCACAAACAATGACAATACCACCTATAATAATTTGATTTTGTTTGTTTGCCATCAATCCAATGTTATTTACTCTACCACCATATCCGGTTGCAACACTTGTATCAATATTTAAAGCCACAAGCACCCATATGACGCCGACAGCTAATATTAAGAAACCAATATTTCTCATTTAACTAACACCTATCCGGACTAAAAAGTACCGATATGTTAGCAGATGCCATAGAAACAATAAATTAGTACCTTAACGCCCTGAGCCTAACAATTTTGATCGTTCTTTCTTTCCAATAACCACCGTAAGGCACCCGCTGGCTCAGCATGCCGTACATGTGGTGCAGCAACATACCATCTTCAAGCAGAATACCGGCATGGTTCGCCACCGGTGCGGAAACCTGCATAATCACCATGTCACCCGGCATCGGTGGGCCGTCGAACTCCCGAAAACCGCAGTCGTGCCAGTTGTCCATGTAGAGATTTTCGCCCCGCTCCCACCACGGATAATCAACGCGGTAATCCTGGAGCGCTATGCCGTGCTCCTGCCGGAAATAGCTCATAATCAGCCCCCAGCAGTCGGTATGCCCCAGCACGAACTGGCGACCTATCAGCGGCAATTCCCCGCGCGGCATGATCGTTCTCAAGTCACCCTCCGGCCAGCTTGCAATCGCCCAGGGCAACTCCATCGCGTCGCACTGGGCTTTGTCCAGCTCGCTCGGCTGCGTGGTGGCATCCGGGTGACTGTGCACAATCATTGTGATCGTCCCCCACTCGGCAGCGGTCACATAATCCTCTGGTGACAGGTGAAACTGCTCGGTGGGATTGTCCGCCAGATTACGGCAGGGAAAGTAACGCTCAACGCGGGATTTCTGCGCCACGATGCCGCAGCACTCGCGCGGATACTCTGCCTCGGCGTGCGCCATAATGGCCGCTATGGTTTTCTCTTTCATAACTCTACCTACTGCTTAATCAGCGCTGCGCCGGGGAAGCCGCCGAACGGTAAAGGCTCAGTCTCACCAAAACGTTTTTGGCAATCACTCAACAGTCCACCGCAGCGATCTTTACTTGGGTCATCCACCGGATTGCCCTTGTCGTCAAAGTATCGCGTGCCTGCGTAATCGCAGCCCTTACCGGTGCGATACCATCCACGCGAACACCAGGTGCAAAGGCTGTGGATTTGGCGGGTCGGGATGCGCAATCCCCGCAGGTCTGCCGGGCTGGAGAGTTCGAACTCCACCGCTTCATCGCTTTCCGTCGCCTTGCGATCGATGTAGAACACCTGTAGCTTTTCCTGCACCGGGTCAGCCGTTGGGTTCCCTTCTGGAAAATTTCGGGCATCAAGGTAATGCACCAGCGTATCGTGGATCAGCACCTTCGCCTGCGCCATATCTTCAAACTGAAGGCAAAGCGCAGTGATCAGGCCGTTGATATTGGCGACCGTCAATTTTGGCTCCGTGCTTTGGCTGTCGGAGGATATCTCTAGCCCTTCAACGGAAAACGGCCACGGCCCGTACTCCTTGCCCTGCCACCAGATCGATTTTGCGGGTAGTTTCGTTTCGTCCCCGCCAGCAGCGGCAAGTTCCTCCGGCGTATAGGGGAGAGTGTCGCTGTGAAAACGCAGAATATCAGCACCGAACTTCGTACCGTCCACTTCAACAAGGCGAACGCGGTTGCCCGGCTCCAACTTCTGCAGGTCTGTATTCAGCATGATTAATCTCGGTTAAACGTGGAAGGCCTCGGTAAACGTGGCCGTCAGTGAATAGTTTTCGCCGCCCATTGCAACTGGCTTATAGCCTTCGCAGCGATAGAGGCCGGGAACATTGGTCGGTGGTGTCCATTGGAATGACTTCACCCCTTGATGATCTTCAAGAAAGGCGATAATCGGCGTGATGTAGCTGTATTTGCCGATAAAGGTCAAATCCCATGAGCGAATTATCGGGTTGATGCCGTCGCCGGAGACCTGCATATAACCATCGCCGAACTGCGCTTTCCTGATACGAAACCGGGTATCACCGGCGGCATTGACGCGCGCCGGATAGTTGAAAGTCTTAATGGCCATTACATCCCCTTGATTGCTTTCCAGATAGGCTGGCCGGGCTTCAGATTCCGGTTGATGACCTTCTGGCTTTCCTGCGCGGCGATGTTGCCCATCTGCTTACCGAACTCTTCCCAGCCCTGATCGGCCTGAGTATTCACATTGCCGCCGCCTTCAATGGTGATGTAGACGTTCGGTGCAGCAGCAGCAGCAGTCTGCTGCGGCATACCAATAGCCCGCACCCCCAGCGAACCGTCCGCCCCACGTTTGAGTGGCATGATCGCCTCCGGGCCAGCCTCGCCCATCAGGCCAGCGCCCTTAGCGAATGCAAACATGGTGGGATTACTGACGATCTGGCCGCTGTATGCACTCAGTGACGGCGACGAATAAACGCCGCCTTTAGCGTTGGCGAACATAGGTACTTGCCCTGGGTCATTGCCGGATGGGGCGAAGAAGTTCATTCCGGCTTTAAGCGCGTTGAACATCGCCATCTTGATCATCATACTGGCGAGATCGGTCAGGACAGACTTGGCGAAGTCGTTAAAGCTGGCTTTGCCTGTGGTTACGAAGTTGGTCAGCATGCCGGTCATGCCGTCAAATGTTCGGGTGGTAGCGTCTCTCACCTGCCCATAAACGTTACCGGCATTGGCTGACCAGTCCATCATTCCCTTTTTCAGCCCTGCGGTGTAATCGCCCTCGATAGCCGCTTTTTCCTGCGCAGCATTGCGGACGATATCAAGCTGGCGTTGCTGCTCACTGGCGAGAATGGCCGTCTGTTGTATGTACTGCTCAGACGTTTTGTCCGTCACTTCCTTGTCCAACTGCAAGCGGTGTTGCTGGAACGACTGCCTGATTTGTTGCTCAGCCACCATCTGATCGTAGGCGTCAGTGGACATGGTCATCTGCGCATTACGGTTGGCGTATTCCTGCTGTTTCGCGGCCGTTTCCATCGCCAGGCTACGGGTTTGTTCCAACAGTTTTTTGCCAATCTCACGTTCACGGTTTGCCTTTTCCAGAGCCACATTTTCGGTTAATTGCGCCCTGATCTGGTCTTGCATGGACAGCAGGCTTTTTTGACCGGCGGTCAGCTTCTTACCCTGAAGCCCTGCAATCTCCTGATCGAAGGCCACCAGCTTTTTCTGCGACTCGGTCAGTTTGTCGGTATCTTGCGCCTGCGCACGCAACACAGAAGATTGTTGCTGCAACTGTTGCAGCCGTCTTACGCCTTCACTATCGCTATACGCAGCACCTTTAGACTTTGCGCCATACTGCTTGTTAACGCCTTTCAACGCCTGAGCATATTGCTCTGCGCTCAGGCGCCCCTGATCATGTAGCTCCTTAAATTCGGCGGTAAGGCGGGCCTGTACCTTTTTAGGGTCTGCCCCCGCTTTAATAGCAGCGGAGACTTCATTCTGTAGCTTTAACTCTTTCCTGGCGGCTTCCTGTTCCTGTTGCCGCCGCTTATACAGCTCCTCGTTGGTTTTCTTCACCTCGTTAGCAGTATCGTTACTGATATCCAGCTTAACGCCCTGTGCCAGTGCCTGCGCCTGGCCGGTTTTCATGTGTGCCTGACCGATGATATCGAACGCGGACGCCACTTCATTTTTCAGCGACTTCCAGATAGACGCCAAGCCGCTGACGCTGTTCTCCTGCTCGGTGACTTTGGCTTTCACATCATCAAGGTATTTCTGCTGAAGTAACGCCGTCGCTTCACTGGTTTTGCCCTGCCTGGACAGCGTGGCGATATGATCGATAAACGTGGTGTTGAGCTGAACGCCTGATTGGTCAACGCCTCCATTGCCTTGAGAGGTTCACCGCTCAGGCTTGATAGCGTCGAAACAAGATCATCGGATGACATACCCAGCTCGTTCATCCGTGTGCCGGTTTCAGCGATGTCCGACAGCATATTGCCACCGAATCCTGCGCCGGCGGCGCTGGTGACAGCCTTAACCGCATTCTCTGTGCCGCCAAGCGTCATCGTCAGCATGCGCAGATCATTCACCGTCATAATGGCCTGAAGCCTGACTTTTGAAGCGCTGCGGTATACGCCTTGGTCTCTGCCTCCCCTTTTTGGAACGCGGTATACAATGCCGTGGCACCGGCAACCGCCGCCATGATGCTTAAGCCTACCGGGCCACCCAGCAGGGCCAGCGCACTTTTCATCAAGTTAGTGCTGACCGCTGCCGCGCGCGCTGTAAAGGAAACTTCCTTGTTGGCCACACTGATTTGGTTCAGGGAGGACAGCAGGTTGGTTTTGCCCTGGGCTTCAGCAATATCTGCCGCCAGTACCGCTTTCGATGCCTGCGCCATTTTTTCCTTGGCGCTGACCTCAGCAAGGTTAGCCTCACGCACCTGGCGGTGAATGTCGGCGTATTCTTTCTGATAGCTGACCGAAAGGCCGTAGAGCTGATTCTCCTGATTTTTAGCCGCATAGAAGCGCGCCATTTCCTGCGCCTGCTCGCGGGAGGCTTGAGCTTGTTCACGGGTACGCTTAGCCGCGTCGAACTGCGCCTGAGCCTGCTGGCGTGCAGATTGCGCCTGTTCAATCTGGCCCTGCGCCGCCTTGTTAAACTCAAGGGCAGCAGCCTTTGCCGCTTCGCGTTGGGCCTCCCAGCCGCTGGTCAGCCCCTTAAAGCCGATGAAAGTGCGGTCGAGCGTCGGGATTAACGTATTGGCCAGCGTGCTGACCGCGATGTTACTCCCACCGGCCAAGCCGCTGATCACACTTCGCAGCCCTTCGAAGCCGCCCTGGCTGGCGCTGAGCGCACCACTCAACGAGTTAAGCTGACCGCCGGTGCGCTTGGCCTGATTGCCTATCTGGGTCAGCGCTTCGGTGGTTTTCTGGCTTTCCTGCTGCGCCTTGCCCGTGAAGTTTTTTGACGCGGTTTCTGCCGTTCTGAATGAATCGACAATTTGAGATTTAAAACTGGCGGAATTCAGGTGCAGCGCTACCGCCAGAGTAGCTACATCGGCCATTACATGAGCGCTCGCATAACGGCAGCACACTGTTCATCAACATCAGATGCGACAGGGGCTGACAGATTGACAGGGGGCGGAGTAGCAGTATCGGACGTTGCCTTATCCACCAGCGAATAGAACGCCTCCCAGTGCTGGATAATGGAGGCCGGGAGGGCTGCAATTTTTCTTACGTCTGGCTCACCGAAGCGATCGGCCAACTGATAGATCAGCCATAGCCACGGTGAGTGGGTCAGTTTTTTTCGGCTTCCTCCAGCGTGCCGTAGCTGTGGTTCTGGATAGCGCGGATTGCATCAAATAACGCCGCGTTATCATGCGCAGCCAGCAGTTCCGCCGGTGAAGGCAAATCAGACGCCGGTACTGATTTGCCCTGCTCGTCAACCAGCGCAGAGAGAATCAACTGAGCGCCGAGCAGTGTTGCTGCCTTTTGATCACTCTCTGCCTGTGCCTTTCCAAGACCTTCGTCGTAATCCATCAGTTCACATACCGTCAGGCGGCGGATATGTACCGGCACGCCAAACAGTGTGTGCGTCACCGCCGTATTGGTGGGTTGAAGCAGCGCTGTTTTGAGGTTGATTTTCTTCTGGGTCATGCCATGTCCTTATTTAATCGTTACGGTTGCGGTTGCGCTGTTGACAATGTCTGAACGCTCGGCAGACAACACCACGCGATAAGCGCCAGCATCGGCCGCCACAACTGAGTTTTTGGTAAAGGTGGCAGAGGTTGCGCCGCTGATATCAGTGCCGTTTTTCTGCCATTGGTATTTAACGGGCTTGCCGTTACTGGAGGTAGCCGCAACAGTCAGGGACAAATTGCCCCCGACTGCCAGATCAGCGCTCTTCGGCTGGGTAGTCACGCTGATCACACCTTTGGGGCTACAGCTCCCCAGGTGTTGCTGTTCTGCTTGCCTTGCACCGTGATCTGAATGACTTCACTCGCCGGAGCGGTGATTTCGTTCATCTTCCAGCCAGACAGCGACAGGATGGAGGTGGAGGTGCGGCCGTTCGGCAGCTCAACATAAAATTGAACGGTTTCACGGTTGTCCGCTGCCGTCAGGAACGCCGCAAAATCGGTATTGGATGGATCGTCGATAAACCCGATCGACTTCTCCGCGCCTTCCGGCAGGTCGGAGATAAATTGCTTGGTGGTGTCGATAAGGGTCGTGCAATCGACAAAACTGCCGGTCTGCCCCATCTCGCCCACAGCCTTACAGTTAACCAGCGCCTTCATGGCCGTCGGTGCTGCGCCGACAGCGCCCCACTTAACAACCGTGCCAGCCGGAAGCATGGCGTACTCTGGCGACGTTTTATCAGCCATAATTTCCCTCACTTAATGATTGTGGCAGCGGTCGCTACCGGTTTTCGATGCCGTAGCGGAGTTCTGCCGCCAGGATGCGTAATACGCGGGTTTTGTTGTAATCGAGTGCCGGGCGGATAAACGGTTCGGCAACCTGCTTAACCGTGCCGAATTCCTGCGCCAGCGCCTTCATGTGATGCTTCTTGCTCGGGCCGACCTTGAATGTCATTACCGTCAAATAGCGAGGATCGTTCATGCGGCTCGTACTACGGATTTTTATGTCGTCCCGCATGTGCGGCCCGGTGCTGCTCTCATCAAATCCGGCATGCTGTTTCATGTCTTCCAGCACCGGCTCCAGTGCCGCTCGCCCGGCATCTCGCAATACCTTGACCGCTTCATCCCCCATCGCCTTTAGCTGGCGCTCCAGAGAATCAAGGCCCGTAACGTTTATGCTGATCATGTGGCGTCCTCCGGGTAACAGATGACGTAATCACGCACCAGCCGGTACTGAACGCTGTTGTTGGTGAGGGTGGTTGCTCCCTGTTGCATCGTGCCGCGTGTCACTGTCTGAACGGGCCAGCGCCCAATATGCCCGTGCTGAATGCTCTCCCAGGCGGCGCAAATAGCCTTATCCAGTTCAATGAGGCGCGCGTAATCGCCGATGACATAAAGCGCGACCTGAAAACGCCCCTGAATCAGTGCCGTGCTGGCTAGCCCAGTATCAACTTTCGGGTTGCTGACCTTCTGATACGTTACGCCTTCCTGTTCCGGGTCAGGCAACAGCAGCGGATACGCTGGCAGGCTCGTTAGTGCCTCCAGTGCCGCTTTGATTTCATACTCGATCATGACGAATATCTGCCTCCGCCGTAATTAACAGCCGGTCTCGCTGTGAACGGTCAGGCGCACGAACGGTAAAGGTTCGCTGCTGAAAAACCACCTGCCAATCAACGGTAATTTCGTCCCGTGGCCGCAATGTAAACAGCATGGTTTCTACCACCTGCCCCTGTTCACCCGTGCGAATTTTTCGGTTGGAGATCGGCTCCGCATCCGCCCAGACCTCGGCGACAAACTCGTAGGATTTTACCGTGCCGCCGGTGCGATCATCCCGGACAACGATCGGGCGCAGCAACCGGATGCGATTATTTAGTTTTCCTGCCCTCATGTTCCCGGCCTCTTTCGTTTTCCCTTCAACAAGTCGTAGAACCCCAGCGGCGCCTGATACAGTTTTTCCTCAGAGGTCGTTTCACGATTTTCATACCAGTGGCCAACCGCCAGCATGATCGCCAGCTTGACCTTGCCGGCAATCACAACGCCCTCATCCACGTCTTCCGGCACGCGCTCGTCAAACAGCGGCAGATTTAAGTATTCCTGCGCAAGGTCCTTCGCCGCATCGGCATAAATGGTCAGCAGTCCATCTTCTGTATCGCCGTCAATTCGGCATTGAAGGCGCAGCTCATCAAGTGATGGCGTCATATCGACCTCACAAAAAAGGCGGCCGTAGCCGCCTGATATCACTTATTTCCCTGCCGGCGCAGCACCCATCTTGAGCAGTTTCACCGAGTTGCTGTCCACCATCATCGACCCGACACGCTTGGTGGTGTAGAAGCCAACAAAGGGCTTTTTGGTGTACGGGTCACGCAGCATGCGCACACCGATACGATCCAGAATGGTGAAGCAACGTTTGAAGTTGCCAAAACCGATTGGCGTGTCGCCGCCGGCGATATCTGGGAACTGCTCATTCTCGGCAATGCCGTAGCTCAGCAGCGAAGACGGCTGGCCAAGCTGCAGGCCTGGCTGCCACAGATAGTTGCCCTGGCTGTCTTTCAGCGTGCGGACGGTGAACAGTGTGCTGTTGTTCATCATCCAGCGAGCGCCCGAGCGGTAAGGCTTACGCAGGGTATAAACCAACTTCACGATTTCATCGGCAGTGATCGCGTCTGGCTTGCCGGCCAGCAGGTGCTGCAGCTTGCCCCAATCGCGCTCCTTGTCGTCCTTGATGTCACTGCCATAGGCCAGCAGCCCTTTCGGCTTTTTGTCCCCGTCGCCGTTGGTGAAGGCGATTTCTTCCTGCTCGGCAAATTCCTGAGTCAGCTCAGAGACAATGAAGTTTTCCACATCGAAAAACGCATCATCCAACATTGTCTGCGTGGCCATTGGGTTACCGTAGATTTCACCCCATACCGGCTCAATGACCGCCAGCTTGGAGGTCTTGGTTTCCGGGCGCTCGTCGGTTTCACCCACCCAGCCGCTGTTAGTGCCGCCCTGGTTCACCAGTTTTTTATAGTTTGGCGTACCCATAGTGATAACGGTACACTCGGCACGCATGACCACCTCATCTTTCAGCGCGCTGATAATGTTGCGGTCCAGCTCCTCCGGCACCGCGTAGCCACCATCCGGATCAGTGGTCGTCTGCATGGCTTTCTGTTCAAGCTCCGCCAGCCCGTCATCCTTGCCTTTGCGGACAAACTGAAGCCAGCCGGCCTTGTGTTCCGTCGCGGCTTTGGAGTCTTTGCCACCGCCGGGACGTTTTACTGCCGCCAGCTCTTCTTCCAGCTGAGATTTCAGATTATCCAGTTCGGACAATTTCCCGTTCAGTTTCCACGGATTCGGACAGCTTGCCCTTTTCCGCTTCGATCGCATCCAGGCGCTTATCGTTCTTTTTGGTGAACTCTTCAAAGTTACCTTTCAGTTCCTGCGCGACCAGTTCAACGTCTTTAATATCAACGGCCATAGTATTTCTCCAGATTCAGAATGTTATTGATTTCAAAATGGTTAAAGCGGCATCTACATCACCAGCATCACGCTGGGACAAGGCGCCGTATCCCTCGGCCATAAACGCTTTGGCCTGAGAGCGAGAAAGCCCAACATCGCGCAGGACTCTTTCAATACTTTTCGGGGATGGCGTTTCACCCCGAGCAAACGCGGATTTCACATCGCTGATGCGTGCTTCATCGTTTGCCGGGAACGTCACCAGGCTCACTTCCCAGAGGTCAAGCTCCTTGAGAATCCAGGCCTCTTTTGCCCTGTCGTATTCCCAATCCTTCAGCATGTAGCCAATAGAAAGGCCGGTTATAGAACCGGCCTTCATGTGTGCGTGGGCGCGCTTGGCGAGGGGGTCGTCGTCAATGAGCAGCTTTCCTTTGAGGTATAAGCCGACATCATCCTCCTGCATCTCGGCATAGACGCCGATAGGCTCGTCCATTTTGTGCTGCCACAGCATGGCCGGCCACGCCCCCTTCTCCTTCCAGCGCGCCAGCGAATTGCTGAACGCGCCGGGTACAACGATATCGTCATAGCTGTCCTTCACACCGAAAACCGAGCCGTAGCCTTCAAACTCGCCGGACTCGCTGACAGACTTAATTTTCAATGGAATATCCAGCCGCTGCTTAGTCATCGGCATTGTCGCTTTCCTCAGTTGGCTTTTTCTTGTCACCGGCCGGCGGCTTGGTGGTCATATTCATCGGTGTCAGATAAATATCGCCGCCCTCCCTTGGGTTCAGTTCCTCCAGGTCTCGGCACTCGTTGGGCGAATAAATGCCCCAGTTGATCCCCGTGGCGTATGCCTCAAACCGCGATTTCATATCCCCGCGCAGCAATGCGCCAGCGTTGAATTTGGCGTAAAAACGTCCCTGCGAGGCTGGTTTTACCAGTCCAACGTTAATTCGCTGTTCAATGCGCGTGAGATACGGGACCAGGGAGTAGTTGATAAAACCGATCCCCAGGTTCTCAATATTGTTAAAGGTCGCCCGGTCAGTGTTTTGCACCATGTGAAGCGGCACGCGGTAAATGCGGCAAATCTCTTCCAGTTGGAATTTTCGCGTTTCGAGAAACTGCGCATCTTCCGCGCTGAGGCTGATTTGATTCCATTTCAACCCCATCTCAAGGATCATGGTCGGTGAGCGTTGGCCAGCCCTTGATGTCGCGATTCAAAATCATTTTTCAAACGATTGAATGCATCGTCACTCAACGCATTATCCGTTTGAAGCACGCCGCTGGTGACCGCGCCGTTGCCGAACAGGCGGGAGCCATGCTCCTCGGTCGCCATCCCCAGACCGATCGCCTGCCGGGCATAGGCGATGGGGCTCAATCCGTTCAAGCCATCCAGCGTAAAGATGCGCACATGCCAGATTTCATCCTGGGTCAGCGTATCGCTGGTGCCGTCAGGAAAGGTAACCTGATAAACCGGGTTCCAATCTGAACCCAGCCGGGGGACAACGCTGCCGGGATCAAGCGGCAATAACTCGACCACTTCCCCCAGCGCCTTGACCTTATAGGCATAAAAGTTACCACGCAGGCACAGACACCCCACCAGCAGTTCCCAGAACTCCTGCGGCGTCATGTAGCCGTTGGGTTTAACCGATAGCAGTTTATGCAACCGCTCTTTCACCGCGCGCTGATTACCCCGATCGAGCTGTTCAAAGAGGCCACAGGGCAGCATGCCCACCGATTCCGCCAACACGCGGACGCAGCTGAAAACGGAGGTGAGTTGCATTGACAGCTGCGGACTGATCCGCCGGCCGGTGTAAGTGTCGTAGGACAGGCCGACCATTTCCGCAATATCTTGCGAAGTAACCGGCTTAACCCCCGACTTTTGAAACAATCCGGGAAAAAACATCAGCCCTCCTTATCCGGCATTGCCGGGTGGCGCCCTAACATGCTGGACACAAGCCAGGACCAAAGGAGGCATAACAGCCCGGCTACCATGAAACCTGCCGGCGGATAGATGAGCCAAACGCCGTACGTGAGCAACACGGCGCCGGCCACACCCACCAGCACGGACAGCACGCTGATAAAATGCAAAACCCGCATGGGGCGACCTCCATTAAAGTGAGCGCAGACCGTGAGTTTCGATATGCGTTGAAAGGCTTTCTTTGGCATCACCACCGTTAACAAGCAGCCGGCTCATCGCAATAAACATGGCGACAGGTCCGTCAATTTTGTTTTCCGGTGTGGATTTGTTAGGGAAAATGTTTTCGTTTTTATCCGGCTTGACGGTGACGTTGGACATCATCCAGGTCATCACCGGGTTACCGTCGTGGTGCAGGCGGCCGGCGTAGATTTTCGCCTCGGCCTCTTTCATGGCTTCGGACAGGTTCTTCACCGTCTGGGCAACTTCAACAACCGGCGCCCCTTCCGCCGCCACCGCCAGGCCGAACTGCGTCGCACTCCACGGGTCATACGCCAGCTCGTTCATCGAGTCGCCACTCGCCCAGGCCAGCGTTTCTTCCTTGATTAACGCATGATCGACAACATCACCGTCGGTGAACTCCAGGTAACCGGCTTCGTTCCATTTTTTGTACAACTCCGCCTGTTGTCTTGAGCACGCCTCCAGCCGGCCTTCCGGTATCCAGAAACGCGATTTGACATAAATATCGCCATTCGACGCCAGCCAGACTTTAACCGCGGCGGATATGTCAATCTTGTTGGCAAGGTCAACACCAAGCCACATTGGCCAACTCGCCGAATCTGCACTATCCCAGGAATCGCGGCATTTCTCCCAGCGCGCCATATCCATCCACGCCTGCTCGCCCTGCACCCAGATATTGAGGTGCTTGGTGAAAAAGTTAACGCGGGCGGCGACCTGCTCTTTCGCCTTCTTCGCCAGGCGGCGCATATCGTCCCAGCGTTTACAAATCCCCAGGCCGGGGTTTGCTTTCGGCCAGTTGGCCTCATCAAAGGGATCGTCATCCGGGTCCAGCGTGTAAATCAGAGCGAAGTAACTGTCATCCTTGATAGATAGCGGGTCTGGATTATCGAAGTTTCGCAACACTTTGATTGCGTAATCCCGCTGCTCGTAGCAGATGCCTTCCTTATTAAAGCCGGCAGTGGTGATGGCGAAGATCAGCGATTGCAGGCGGGCGCCCGTCGCCGTCTCCAGCACGTCCCACACGTCACGGGTTTTATGGGCGTGAAGTTCATCAACGATCCCACAGTGGATATTCAGGCCGTCAAGGTTGTTGGCATCACTGGCCACAGGCTCGAATTTAGAGCCTGTCCGTTCCTGGTGAATGTTCAGCTTGTTGCTGCCGAACAACCGCCCCAGCGTTTTGGCGGCCAGTTTGACCATCCGCTTGGCGTCATCAAACACAATGCGAGCCTGATCGCGGGTTGTTGCCGCCGAATAGACCTCTGCACCGCCTTCACCGTCGGCGCCAGTCATGTAGAGACCGATGCCAGAGGACAACGTTGACTTGGCGTTCTTACGCGCCACCTCGTCATACGCGGTACGGAAACGACGCACATAAACCGGCTCACCGTCATCACCCAAAACGATATCGGAAGTCATCTCGTCAATAAGCGGAATAACGAACCCGAACAGGTTTATCAGGATAAAAATGTGCCAATCCATCAATTCGATCGGCTTACCTGCCAGATGCCCCTTCACATGAGGGACGAAATTATAAAAATCGAGAATGTGCTGCGCGCGGTCTTCATCGAAATAAACACCGCGCTCGGGGCCGTGCTCTATATCATGAAGAAACCGCCGGCACGCCAGGCGCACCAGTTCGCCAGCAACAATCTCGCCGGATACCACGCGCTCGGCGTAGCGGAATCCATCTGCAACGGTTGCCATTCATCATTTGCGCTTTTTAAGGAATTCATCCAGTGGGTCAACCTCAGCCGGGCCCTTGGCGCCGACCTTGGAACGGCTTGCGGGTGTCATACCAAACTCCGATAGCATGGCGCGAATGCGTTTCCAGACATCGGCCTTCATCACGGCGGCCGGGTGAGCCTTAATCATTACGTCGCCCGTCTGCGTCTCTGTCCTGTAGGTATAGCCCTCTACTTCCAACGTATCGCAGTGATGCCGGTACTCGACATAAGCCTCGATCAGCAGTTCGAGAGCCTTCGCATCCAGCGTGGTCATCACGCCGATGGCATCAAGCTCCTCACCGACCCGCTTAAACCAATACTTGCCCTGCTTATCAAAATGCTTCGGCGTTGGGGGTACCCCAGACGGTGGTTTTGGCTCGTTTTTGTTGATCGCCCGTTTAGATGGGTTCCCCTTCACTAAAGTCAGGTGTGTCGGGGTTTTCGGCGGTCCTGGCATAATCGAAAACTCCTATTAATCGCCGCATGGGAATACCCCAAAAAAAGTTTTCTAACCTGCGGCGGTGTGAAAAGAGGTAAGGCGGCGGTCCCTTAGGCCGAGAGGGGTAGAGATTTGATCCCCCCTCCCCCTGACTCAATCGCGATAGAAATCGTCATTGACCTGCCGCCGGCGCGCGCTGCTGGCGTTATGTGGACAGGCGCCTGAGGTATGCCCAGAGCCGCCACAGTAACCACATCTGAGGTTTGCACGCCGAGCTGAACCACTGTAGGTATGCGGACAGTTAGCGCGTGTGTGCAGCCGTGAGCCGCAGAATGTGCAGCGTTGGTAGCTCATCGTAGTCTCTCCGTGGCGGTTTTCCTTCGATGGCATGGCCAACACAGGCTTTCAAGGTTAGTATCGTCATCGGTCCCCCCATGAGCCTTAGCCTTGATGTGGTCAACGGTGGTAGCAGCGACCGCTCGCCCATTACGCAAACATTCCTGGCACAAACGACTATCACGCGTAAGGATGCGTTCCCGCCTGATTGTCCAGTCGTTACCATATCCTCGCTCATGCCGGCTCTTACCCTTCTGGTGAGTCTCCCAGCCGGTGTTCTGATGGTCGGCACAGTAGCCCGAGCGGTCCCTTGTCGTCTTGCTACATCCATGCTTACGGCATGCACGCGGTATCCGGGCTGGCATGGGCTAACCCCGCCAGATCTTGCCGCCGGGCTGTAGCTCCCTTTCGATTGCGGTCTCAACGGTTTTCTTTGCCTGCTTGGTGACTTCTTTCATGAGGTCAGAATGGTTGATAGCGCCCTCTTTAATCTGCGCATCACCGATGAATACCTGGCCCGCGCTGATCGTGTAGGCTGATTTACCCACATACTCGGCAGGCTCGCAAGGTGCTGAGTCTTCTGGATACGCTCACACAGGTCGGCAATGCGCGTAAGCTGGCTCTCCAACGCAGTCAGGGATGCGCTATCAACATTGATGCCGAGGCTCATAGTGCCGATGCTCTCAGTTGGCTTAGCCTGGACAGGTTCGAAGGCAGGAGCATAACCACCCTTTACCGACAGCGTGATCGGGAAGTATTCAGGGATACCGTTTACCATGGTGCGCACGCCATGACGGTCATAACGCGCAGTGCCGGCTGGGTTGCTTAACTCATAGCCGTCATCGGTGATGGTTAAGCCGAGGTTGCGCATCACTTCTCGCAGGGGTAAGTGTTTCATTCCGAATCTCCAAATAGAAAAGCCACCAGCCTGCCGGTGCGCTGGTTGCGCGGTAGGTGCAGGGCGATGGCTTTGGTTGTCTTGCATTATCGATGGCCCTCGCAAAGGCCACCTGTAATGCCAATGGTGTTAGCAATCCGCGTCCGGTCTGGCTACCGCGCGGCAGGCC